TCGTTTTTATATAACTCCGTCTGGTAAAAAGTATCCTTCGATCACTTCTGTAACAAGTTTCTACAATCGTGATATATTCATTAAGTGGAGAAAAAAAGTTGGAGAAGAAAAGGCAAACAAGATAACTAGGGAATCTACTTTTAGAGGAACTAAGTATCATGATGTAGTAGAACACTACATGAATAACGGGGATATTAATCAATTGAATATTCTCCCCTCTACAAAATTTTTATTTTTGCAATCTAAACAACATTTGGATCGCATAAATAACATACATGCCCTAGAGAAATCATTATATAGTGATTACTTAGGTTTAGCAGGTAGAGTAGATTGTATAGCAGAGTTTGATGGAGAGTTAGCGGTAATAGATTTTAAAACTGCAACAAAGATTAAACCAGAGGAATGGATTGAAAACTATTTCGTACAAGAAACTGGATACGCATGTATGTATTTTGAAATGACTGGTATTCCAGTTAAAAAATTAATTACTATTATGGTGGCGGAAAATGGAGACTGCGTTGTCTACGAAAAACGAAACAAAGGTGAGTATATTAAACTTCTTACCAGGTACATTAGAAAGTTTGTCGATTACAAAACAGGAACAAATGGCAAGTAAAGACAAAAAAACTGAGGACAAACTTGATGATGTCATTAAGGAAAAGTTCCTATGCAAACAAAGGTTTACTCAAGAAGTTGAAGAGTTAGTTAAGAACTACAACTTTAATTACATTGATGCCATCCTTACATTTTGTGAAGAAAACAAAATTGAATTGCAATCAGTATCTAAATTGATTAGCAAACCAATGAAAGAAAAGTTAAAGTATGATGCTACACAACTTAACTTTCTAAAGAAAACCTCAAGAGCAAAATTACCTTTATAATGCCTAGTAAATCTGAAATGATGCACTACCGTCTACAGGCATGGATCAGAGAGAATAAATCAAACAAAGATTTAAAGTATCTCGGATACAAACCTGATGCATGGGGAGTCAAGCATCACTATTATAAAATAGCGAATCATGAAGTATCTGTTGATATGATTGAAGACCTAGAACCAGTGGAAGATGACACCGATTGAAGTATATAAAACATACTTAGCATTCAAAAATCATTTTACTAAAAAGAACTACGATTACTTTAGATATTGTGGTAAGATAAATGCATCAAAAAATGCATTTAACAAGAGAAAGGACAGATATTTTTTTGAGAGGATGTCTCGTAAGAAAACTGATGAGGAGATTAAACATTATTTTCTTGCAAACTTTGTAGAGTGTAGTGATCCTGATTCTCTATGGATAGGTGAGATAATCAGAAGTGGTAATGACTATCATACCTCTTGGTTAAAAAGGTTTCAAGGTATAACATACTTATTTGAAAATGAATCTACGTTTATTAATAAGAATAACTTTGAAGATTTATTTTTAATAAAGGGTCACTCACATCCAGAGATATTAAAAAGGCACCTTCAAGGTGATATATCAATTGAGAGTATGATTATACTTGATATGATGTTAAACTATTCTAAAAAATTTAATAAAAAATTACTTGATCCAGTGTGGGAAACCGTCGGACTCAAGATTAAAAAGTACAAACCCTTCCTAAATATTGATGTGGACAAATTTAAAAAAATACTATTAGAAAGATTAAAATGAGTGATTTTTTCGAGTCATCAGTGGTAAAGAATACCATCATGGAATTGCAGGAAATGCAACACAAACTTGTGATGCAAATGTCAGTTCTCCCTATGATGACAATTGATCAAAGAAAGAGTCATCTTAAAGAGATGAAAGTGTTTCTTGAAAAACAAAAACTTTTTTTCTTTCGTATGAATTTAGTCAAGGACAAAGAGGTAGATTTAATTAAAGAAAAATTAATTGAGTCTGCAAGAATGTTCGGTTACAATGAAATTGATGATATGAACAAGTTCTTTGACAAGTTAGATGAGACTATCACTGAGGTCGAGGACAACATTGACAAATGCTCTTAGATCATGTATAATGATAGAGTCCACATAAAACACACATAAAATAAAATCCGCATGTCATTCGCAAAATTAAAGAAACAATCCAGAACAGGTTCTCTTACAGACAAATTAATCAAGCAAGTAGAGAAGTTAAACGATAAAGGCAGTAATGTCGATGAGCGTATATGGAAACCATCAGTCGATAAGTCTGGCAATGGTTATGCCATTATACGATTCCTCCCAGAGTCAGAAGGTTCTGAGTTACCTTGGGCAAGAGTATACACTCATGCATTTCAAGGGCCTGGTGGTTGGTACATAGAGAACTCTCTTACCACATTAGGACAGAAAGATCCAGTATCTGAGCACAATTCACAGTTGTGGAACTCTGGTTCAGATGCAAACAAAGAAATAGCACGTAAGCAAAAGCGTAGACTATCATATTACAGCAATATCTATGTCGTAAGTGATCCTACAAATCCTGAGAATGAAGGTAAAGTATTCTTATACAAGTATGGTAAGAAAATCTTTGATAAGATCATGGAAGCAATGAAACCTGAGTTCGCAGACGAGACACCAATCAACCCATTTGATTTCTGGCAAGGTGCTAACTTTAAACTTAAGATTCGTAAGGTTGAGGGTTATCAAAACTATGATAAGTCTGAGTTTGATAATGCATCTGCTCTCTTTGATGATGATGACAAACTAGAAAAGATCTATAATTCATTATATGATCTATCTGAGTTTACAACACCCGATAAGTTCAAGTCATACGAAGACTTAAAGAAACGTCTTGTATATGTTCTTGGTATGAATCAACCCACAAAGAGAGTTGATCCAGAGGTAGCAGAAGAGGAAGCAACATGGGAAAGAGAACGTCGTGGAGACTACAGTGAGTCTGCCACACCAACACCAGAACCAGTAGTTGCAGCATCAGAAGATGAAGATGATGAATCTCTAAGTTACTTTTCTAAACTAGTTAACTCCTAGAAGGGAATACAAAAGACCTCTGCATAGAAAGAGTGCCCTTCTTTTGCTCAAATAACAAATAACTACCCCCTCGCTTTTTCCTTTTGATTCGTTGTCTTGAGGGGGTTTTTTTATACTCCAGATTCTCTAGGATTGTATGATGATATTAATGACTTATTAATGAATGAAGATGACTTATCATACTTCATTATGTTTCTAAAATCTGTTATGAATGCTGATAAAAATGCAGGTTTAAGAACTCGAATTTTTCTTTTGTCTTCATTTATTCTTTGTTCATAAGTGTAATAAGATACAGACTGTGCAGGACTGACAGTTTCTATAGTGTTATCATCCTTAGAATATGTAAATGTAAAATTTTGATCTACAATTAATCCTTTTTTCAAAAGAATTCGACCAAATTTATCTTTGACTTCTTGTGTTTCAAAATGTTTTGTTTGCATAATGCCAAGATCAGATCCATACTTCTCTAAACAATATTGATATAGATCATTATTATTGAGAGGCCATTGATTTCTAATACTTGTGATATTATTTGTAACTAGTATAACCCAATCAAGTTCTGGACTATCATAAATTCTTTCAGCGATGATATCAGGTCTTTCATTATCTTGTACTAGATAATAATCAAAGGCAGTTACTGACTGATCAACATCAGTTCTCAACTTTGCTCTTTTAAATAAATTTTTGACTTCAATTCTTTCATCACTTCTGTTTTGATTTGGTAGAAGTGAAACATAAGATATGTTTGGTAGTTCTCTAAAATAAGACATTAGTATCCAACCTCATCTTCTCTGATTTTCCATCTGTAACCCTCACCACTATCAGAATCTCCTCTTTCACCATCTCCTTTTTCAAACTTGTAATCTGTATCGTAAATTGGTTCGAGTTCTTGAAAGTTTAATGACAATAATATTGAAACTGGTTGACCTTTTTCATAGGATGCGAAGGCACCTTCAGGTGTATAGTTCACTGATGTTCCTGTAAGTGCACATGTTTTAATTCGATTTATACCTTTGATTGCTTCATTATCACTAGTTCGATATTGCAATCTGAAAACGTTTGGTGTTCCTAAGAAGTAGGATCTTCCACCATTCAAACCACCAGAGGCAGCAGATTGTTTTCTTGCTGCCATGCCTTGTTTAAAGAAACGAAGTATTTGATTTACAATGGTTGCTTCGCTTTCACTTCTTGGACTTAACTTATAAACAAATCCAAACTGTCGAAGTGTTGGACCTGAGAATAATAATTCTAAATTACTATTTGGAACTATACCTTCTTTTCTTGCTAGGATTGCCTCTGCAGAAGTTTCAATTCCTGCTGCTCCTAAAACCATTGCAACTGCTTCAGTTGGTAATATTGTTTTTCCGATATCTGATCCCGCTTCAAATGCCATCTTACCAAGCAATTGACCAGCTATTCCTCCCTTCACTCCATCACCAATATCACCTTCTGCTAAACCAGCAGCAAGACCACCTACACCTGCACCAAAAGCATTTTTTGATAAATCTAGTACATTAGGTTGAACCATATTTAAGGCAGCAGCCTCTAATGCATTCATTTCATCAGAACCCCAGTTAACATTATTTGAGTCTTGGAGTGCATTTGGCATTGGTAATCTAACTAATCCAAGAAATTCATCAAGGGGACTTTTTCTGGCAAGTCCTTCAGTTAATATCTTTCCAGGTTCTTTCTGTCCCCATATAGTCTCTGCTCTTGGTGGTTTATATCGATATTGTGAGATCACTAGATGATCTTGAGATTCTCCTGATTTATTATATATTGCATCTACTGGATATTGTGCTGCTTTTTTTGCACCAAAATAATAATCTTGATCTGTTGTTTTAAATTCGTCTGTTACTCTTCTACCTATAGCATCGTCCTCTGCTCTTTGTATATCTTTATCAGTTATTATTCCAGGAAGAGATCCTTTATCACCTGCTTTATTTTTCGCTTTCTTGATTCTCTTAACAACTTCAATATCTTTTTTAATTGCATCTTCAAAAACGCTGTTTTGATCATTAAGACTATCAAAAACTAAATCTCCTTGTTTGTTAAACACACCTACGTCCGTTCTTGCCTGAACTGATCCAGTTTCTGGGTTGTACCAAATATCGTACTCAACCCCATCTATTTTTACATTGTTTTTTATTTTCTTAAGAGACATTTATTTTTTAATTAACGGAATCCCATACAGCGTTTATGTCAACAGACATACCATCAGGATCTACAAAATTTTCAGTTACTAATCTTGCGATATCACCATATTCATTTTCTGGAATACTATAAACAATACCACTAATATTTGAATAAAAATATGAGTGAAGAGTTTTCTTGAATGGACCAGGAACTTGGATTGCTGTTTTATTTATCATAGTTTGAGCAAAAGAATCACGAATGTCTGGATTTAAGTAGTGGACGTTGCATCCAAGCATCTTATCACCCTTCATATCTAATATAAAAGCAAGGGGTCTCCTATCATAATATGGATATCTTTCTGAGTACCTTGCGTTGTATCCAAAGAACACAAAATCTCCTGGCCTCAAATCATTTACACTCATTTCTCTACCTGCCAAACTCAATTCAGATGATAATTCTTTTGCATACCAGTCAGCATCTGTGTTGGATGTTTGATTTGCTCTCTCCATGATTGTATATGATATGTCTGTTTCTTTCTCTTGCTCCTCTATATCAAGTAATTCTAAATCTCTAGGATCTGGTTCTTGTAATATCTTCTCCTGTGATTGTCTCTGTTCTTCAATCGCAACTGTTACTGGACGTTTTCTTTTTCTACGTGTTGCCTGATACGTTTGATTTGCACGTATCGCTTTGGTTAAATCCTTTTTTGTTTTAGTACCTAAATTGCTAATACCCATACCATAATATAAAGTTATCCCTCTTAATTCTGCAATACTATACCTCTCTAAATCTGTTCTTCTTGTGCCATCAAGATTGCTATAACGTTGTGCTTCCTTTTCTTCTTTGTTCATTTGATTCCTAAGTCGTCTTCTGTCATTATCTTAAACTCATAACCACGATCAGCACAAAATTCTTTTGCTGCCTTCCACTTTGCTTGGTTGACCACCCAAGTCTGGACTGAATATGCCCATGCTTTGGTTCTCCTCTTTGGATTTTGGGGTGGTCTTTCTACTTGCCTCTTTGGTTTGACTTCAACTACCATAACTCTTTTATTTTTATTCCTGTCATAATATTTAAGGAAGAAGTCAGGGAAGTATCTATGAACTCGATTGTCTTTTGGGGATATGTAAGGTATCCAGAATTCCTCAGATTGCCATTCACTCACACTCTCTGTGAGATCACAGTAATTCATAAATTTTCTTTCCCAAAGTGATCTGTAAATTATGTTAGTGGGATCCCCTTTATACTTTTTTGGGTGCCTGGGCCTAAACTTTCCATTATATGACATACATAGTAATGTATAACTATAAAAATATTTAGATGGCAGAGATAAAAGAATCTGTATTACCATTATATAAGAAGATAAACGATGTTCAGAGTGATCTATTTCCTCTGTCTCTGACTGCAGAGTTTAAAGTAACTCTTGGTCTTGGGTATGAGAATGGACAGACTTCTGAAAATAGTTTAGGTTCATGGTTGAATGCCTGTGGAGTGGTGAATAGTTCAGCAGATTTAGGTAGATATGATTTTTTTGCATCTGATGTTACTTTACCTGGTGCATCATTTGATATGGCAGAGAGCATGGGAGATAGACAAGGAACGATAGAAAGATTTGCTCAAAGAAGATTATATGCACCATTACAAGTTACATTTTATGTTGATTCCGATTACAATATTCTTAGATTATTTGAAGAGTGGATGAATTATATTAACCCAATTCATAATGAAAGTGGTAGATATAAAGGGTCATTTCAAGGACCGAAAGGATATGATAATAGAAATAATTATTATAAATTTAGATATCCAGATAAGTATAGGAAAAGAATAATAGTTACAAAATTTGAAAAGGATTTTTATCAAGGTGCGGATATGAATGAAACTCGTATTCGTGATGGTGATGATTTAATTCCTGGGTCACTTTTATTTTATCAATTCATTGACGCATTTCCAAGTAATATAGTTGCAATACCTTTAAGTTATCAAGGAACAGATGTCCTAAAAGTTCAAATTGAATTCCAGTATCTTAGATACAATGTGATTACAAATAATGATAAGGATGATCTTTATTCTAAAAATGTATTTGGTCAAGATGTTATAAAAAATTATGACAATTCAGTGGTAGGACAATTAGGTGCAACCAGTGCAAAGACAACTACTCAACCTGGATTTGTAAATGGTGAACTCTACACTGGACCATTCCATAGACATGTAAGGGATGATGGATCAGTTGTTAGAATGGTTGGTGCTGCTCATGTGAGTTATCCACATAATGTCATATACGATACTTTAGAGGAGAGTCTAATAGCGAGTGGTATAAGTACAACAACTACTGAACAACAAGGAGGACAACAAGGAGGACAACAAGGAGGACAGCAAGGAGGGGGACAACAACCAGATCCAGATACCACACCACCAGCAGCACCAGAAAATGTAAGTGTCACAACTGGAACTAATGATAGCACACCAATAATTACAGGTAATGCAGAGGCTGGTAGCATGGTTAAATTGACCACTGGTTCTGTAGAATTAGGTAGTGTTAGTGCTGGTTTAAATGGAACATTCTCGATCACAGTTTCAAATGCACTGGAAGACGGAACATATACCTTTACTATTACTGCTACTGATTCCTCTGGCAACGTATCAAACACAACAACTATTTCACATACAATTGATACTAGTTCCTCTGGTGGTCAGCAAGGTGGTGGTCAACAAGGTGGTGGTCAACAAGGTGGTGGTGGCGGTGGATACACACCACCAAGTGGCGGTGGCGGTGGAGGAGGTTACTAAAACCCTCCTATATAAAATACTGAAAAGAATATTATGCCTTTACCAAAGATCTCGACACCGACTTATGAGTTGGAACTTCCATCCACTGGAAAGAAAATTAAATATAGACCATTCTTAGTTAAGGAAGAAAAGATTCTAATACTTGCATTAGAAAGTGAAAATACAAAACAGATAACAACATCAGTCAAATCTATATTAAGAGAATGTATTAGCACTAGAGGTGTCAAGATTGATAGTCTTCCTATTTTTGATATTGAATATTTGTTTTTAAATGTAAGAGGTAAATCTGTAAGTGAAGCATTAGATTTGATTGTAACTTGTCCTGATGATGGCAAAACAACAGTTCCTGTCAAAGTTTACATTGATGAAATACAAGTAGTGAAAGATAAAAAACATTCTCAAGATATAAAATTGGATGATAAGTTAACATTGAGATTAAAATATCCATCTCTTGATGAGTTTATAAAAAGTAATTTTGATTTTAGTTCAAGAGATGAAGGTGCACTAGAACAATCATTTGAAATTATTGCCTCTTGTATTGATCAGGTGTATAATGAAGAGGAGTCTTGGGCAGCATCTGATTGCACAAAGAAAGAACTTTTAGAGTGGGTTGAAACATTAAATACGAATCAATTCAAAGCAATTGAGGAATTTTTCACCACTATGCCTAAATTGTCTCACACTTTCAAAGTTACGAATCCAAATACAAAAGTTGAAAACGATGTGACGCTGGAAGGGTTGTCATCTTTTTTCGCTTGAGTATGTCTCATATTGATCTTGAGTCATACTTCAAACTTAATTTTGCCTTGATGCAACACCATAAATACTCTTTGACTGAAATTGAAAATATGATGCCTTGGGAAAGAGACATCTATCTTGGATTACTTAATCAATATATTGAGGAAGAAAACTTAAAGGCACAGCAAAGACAAGCAGATTATGGAACCTAAACTTCCTAAAATTAAACCTAACATTCAACCTAACAAAATAGTTAGAGCGAATAAGGGAGTTTATGGTGGAGTAAAATCTACAGGAGTAAGTCCTTTAGTTAGAAATATTACAGGTAGTGATAATTTATTTTCAAAATTACAAGAGAAAAATCCAGAAGTAAGAAATAAGAGAGGAACAAGAACTCTATTTAACATGCTAGGAACATTTGGAACAGAGAGGAATGAAAAAATAATTAGAAAAAATTTACAACTACTAAGAAATACTTTAGTTGAAACATTTGAAATCGCTAAACTGTTACGTATGAATGCAGCGATGAGTGATGGTGAAGGTGGTTCTGGTGGTGGATTAAATATGGGACTTATTGCGGGAATTGGTGCTGCTGGTGGTCTCGGACTTCTTAGTGCTGTTCCAGGTGCTGGATTAATAATGGGTATACCAAAACTTTTAGAAGACATACGAGACACTTTTAAAGGTGGTGGTGATGATGATGATCCAATAAAAACATTCATAGATGATGAAACTAAAGAATTTAATAAAGAATTTCCTAAAGTTGAAGAGTACACGGATGAAAAATTAAATTCAGATTTAGATAAATCATCAAAACAAATAATAGATGTTATTGATAAAAGTTCTGATAGTCTTATTAAAAATATAAACAAATTAGTTGAAGGTGAGGGTATTAATGTAGAAGAGGAAGAAAAAACTGATAACACATTACAAATAAAAGAAGAGAGTTCTAATGATAAAAATGTTGATAGTTTAGTTGATGGTATAGAAAATTCATTTAAAGATCAATTAAAAGGAAAAATTGCTGAAGGAGAATCTAATACTGATTACGGTGCAATGTATAGCAGAGATCGTGAAGGATTTGAACGTGGTGATGAAGACATAACAAAGATGACAATCAGTGAAGTTGATAAATTACAAACAGATTATCTAAATTATCAAACATCAATTGGTCGTGGAGATGATAGGAGTGCTGCGATGGGTGCATATCAAATGTTAAATCCTAAAAAGGTTGCAGAAATGATGGATCTTGATCCAGAAACAACTGTCTTTGATAAAAAGACTCAAGATATGATGTCAGAATATTATTTAAATTATTCTGGTTTAAAAGAATTTGAAGCAGGAGAGATAACTGCAGAAGAGTTTAATAATAGATTAGCAGAACAATTTGCATCTATTAAAACTACTAGTGGTGAGGGTGTATATGATACTGATAAAATGAATAAAGCAAATACTTCTGTACTCGACCTTATTAAATCTCAAGAATCAAAATATAAAGATCAGGATTTGGGTACATTTTTGAAAGGTCGAAGTAAGGGTGAAGTTATTATAATTGATAATACTAAAGATATGAAAACAATTGAAAGTGGAACTAATAAAAAGACAAGCACAGTGATTAATATGAATAAAGGTAAAACTAAATTTTCAGGACCTGATTTAGTATTTCTTCCTTCAAGTGATCCTGATTCAACTAACATCACTACAAAAAGTATTTTAGGAGTAATAGGATAATAAAATGGTAAATCCAGCACCAGTTAGAGTACCGAGAAAAAGCACACTGAGTTCACCTTTAGTGAAAGCAGCAAATAAAATAGTGACTTCTCCTACTTTTGCTAAAGCAAGATCAATAGATTTTGATAAGAAAAATGAGTATGATAAGTTTATTAAATTTATTGAGTCTAGTAATCAAGAATTACTTAGAGTAAAATTACCAAAAAAGAATGATATTTCAAAAGATGGTTATGGTGATAGTAAAGGTGGTGGTGGAAGACGAGGAGGACTTTTATCAAATATTCTTAAACTTTTAGGGCTTAAAACTGGTACTTCAATATTATCTAAGTTGTTATCAAATATTCGTAAGTCATTGATGAAGAGTAAATACACACCGAAATTTATTAAGAAGGCATTAGCTGGTTTAAAACGTTGGTGGAGAAATATAACAAAACCATTCAGACAAACAAGGAGATTTATTACAAGTCTTCCTGGAAAAATTAGGGCATGGACAGCAAAGAATTTCAAAAAATCAATGACGTTCATAAAGAAAAATTTTGATAATGCAGTATTAGGTATAAAAAATTTAAAGAATGCTAAGTGGGTAAAAGCATTAGTACAAAAAGCAGGTAAGTTAAAAAATTTTGCAGGTGATGCTGTTAAGGTAGGTAAGGAAGTTATTACAAATTCAAAAGTTGTCAAGGCATCCAGTAATATAATTAAAAAAATTGTACCAAAAGTAGGACCAAAATTAGCAAGTTTAACAGCAGGTGAACTTACTGTAATTGGTGGTATTGCTATGGACCTGAGTATGGCAGCATACAGATTTAAAAAGGGAGATGTTACTGGTGGTGTTCTTTCAACCTTGAGTGCGATTCCTATTCTTGGTATGCCAGTTGCAGCAGTTGATATTGCAAGAGACTTAAATGTATTTGATGATGATAGTACATTCCTTGGTAAACATTTTTCCTTCCTGAAATCAAAGAAACAAAAGGATGAAGAGAAAAATAAAAATGAAAATGAAAGTGAAGAAACAGAAGTAAATTCTACTCCTAATAACTCTTTAGAATCTTTAGAAAATGTTTCAAAACCTGATCCCGAATTGATTCAAAAACAAAAAGAAACAGGAGAAAGATTGCAAGATGACACGATAACAGAGGATAAAAAAGTTACACCATCTGTTGATGTAAAGGTAATTGATGAAGAAAAAAATCTTTATAGAATTCCTGAAGGAGGTGAAGGTCCCTTAATACCTATAACTACTGTGATTGATAATAGGCAAACATTTTTAGTTCCATTTGATGCTGGTGCTCAAGAAACTTCAAACGGAGGATCTAGTGGCGGTGCAGTTAATCTTAGTGTAAGACCAAATGTAGTAGTTATTAATCCAAATAGTTTCTTGGTGGATGAACTTTTACAATTAAAATTAGATAAGGAGTAACATGTCAGCAGACGCAGTATCAACACTCATATATCGAAGAGCAACCATTACTTCTTTAAAAGGTGAAGAATTTGATTTGAGTAATTCTATTATACAATTTGATTATTATGAAGACATATTGAAGCAATCAATTACTGCAACAATAAAAATTGTTTCAAGTTATAGTTATGTGAGTCAACTTCCAATACGTGGTGGAGAGAAAGTTGAACTAGATGTAGTAACTTCTTTTGGTGAAACAGAATTTAAAGATGATACTGCCCTGTATGTTTACAAAGTGAGTGATTGGAATACAGAGAGAACAGTAGAGGAGTGTACAATACATTTAACATCTCTAGAATTTTTCTCAAATCAAAGCACAAGATGTATGAAGAAATATAATTTTAAAGGTATTGGTGAACATGTAAAAGATATATTAAAAAATACATTACAAACTAAAAAAGATTTTAAAGTAGAACCAACTGCAAACTCTTATACCTTTATTGGTAATACTAAAAAACCTTTTTATACATTAACATGGTTAGGATCTAAATCAATATCACAGGTCACGAAGAAAAGTGGAGTATCTGGTGAGGGAAAATATGCAGAGAGTAAAGGCACTGCTGGATTTTTATTTTACGAAAATTATGATGGATACCATTTCCGAAGTATTGATAGTTTAGTAGCGAACACACAAGTTCAAGACGGTAAGTCTGATCTAGAACCAAAATTTTCTTATACTTATACTGGAAAAGTTATTGAGACAGCTAATCTTGCAAACAATGTTACTATAGCAAGATATAATCTTTCTAAAAATATTGATCTTAGATCTGCACTGACTGTTGGAATGTATAATAATCAATTTTATCACTATGATACTCGAAAAAATGTACTGTCACTTTATAATTATAAATTGAAAGAAGAAATAAAAGATGCCACAAAATTAGGCAACGAAGAATCAATTACAGTTAATAGTGATTTTGCAAGTAAACCCACAAGAACCATGTTTAGAACATCTGATCATGGAGTTTTAGATCCAAGTGGATCACTGACTGAATCTCAATCAGACAGTGGTGGTGATGCTATGATAGCAAAATCTATATCAAGAATTAACTTGTTGTTCACTCAGGCACTAAATATTTTAGTACCACTTAATGTCAATTTGAAAGTGGGAGACTTCATTTATTGTGAATTTCCTTTAATAGAGGCAGGTAAGTCTAGTGAAATTGATGATCAAATCAGTGGTAATTATGTTATTAGAGAAGTGCACCATCACTTCCGTCAAAATCATAACACATCATCTCTCAAACTTATGAGAGATTCTTATGGATTATACGGTCCAAATCAATAGGAGACAATTATGAAATCAATCGAAGACCACATTCAACACGACAAGGAACTTCTTGCCGATCCAAATACATCTGAGCCAATGAAGAGGCACACGATAGAAGAGTTACATGATCTCGAAGAGTATGTAGAGCATCATAAGGATGAGATCAAAGCAGGAGATCACCATGATCCTAATGCACTTGAATTATTCTGTGATCAACATCCAGATGAACCAGAGTGTCTGGTGTATGACGACTAATGATTACTGAACAGTTATTAAAATCTAATTTTTCTGGTAAGGACGGCTTTTCCTGGTGGATAGGAAGAGTCGCCCATCCAAAATACTGGAAACTTCAAAATCTTGCTTCTGCTGCTGCAGGATCCGAATCACATCGAGTCAAAGTTAGAATCATAGGATATCATCCTTGGGATGATACCTTAAAAGAAAATGATCTTCCTTGGGCAAATGTAATGATGGATCCTGTAACTGGTAGTGGGCAGGGTTCAATGGGAGATACCTTGAGTTTAATTGGTGGTGAAACTGCAATTGGATTTTTTGCTGATGGAGAAGAAGCACAACAACCTGTCATTATTGGATTACTTCATAGATCACATGAGGTATCGAACTCAATAGCA